AACGTGTAAACCACGTTGAAGGGCCTCTCTCTCCTAACGGTTTACGTTAGGTAGAGGCGTCGCTTTCGCTTCGCAAGGAGTGGGATACTGGTGACACTAGGGCAAATAAAACCCTTTTTGACCCAGTAGCAAGTGGAGTACTTAACCCTTAAGTGGGCGACCTCCGTAACTAGACTAGTTAGTCTAGGCTTGGGCACACGGTCCTTCTAAAGATCGTGTTATATCCGATTCGCTACCGGATATTAGACGCGGATGGGGGGTAGCTCCCTCCATTCCCGGGTGATTCCCGTTGGCCAATACTCAGAAGGAGTGGCAATGTCTCGTTTTATTGCTATACTCGCCTGGGTTTGCGCCGCCGTGAGGCTGGTGCTAACGGCCCTCGACCTTTTCAAGGGGAGAAAGTCCCCTGAGGTCAATGCCATCGGCGCAATGCCGTGGGATTCCGTGCCCTATCGTTGGGACGGAGTAGACTGGTATGCCGGAATTGCTCCGGACTCAGTCGTGCCTCATCAGCACACTCCAACTGCATCAGGTGAACCTTCACCCGTGCAGTCAAGGAGCTCGTTGTGACGACCGGTTCCTGGAACCGTGACGCCTTCTCTTATCTGCCAAATGGGCAGTGGGTGGGCAAGAAGTGGAACAGAACGTGGTCCGGAACGGACTACGGCTCTCCCCCTCCTTACAACGAGGCGACCGACCACGTGTACGATGTGGTAGGTCTCGGGGCAGGTCACGCGCGAGCAATCATGCGTAGCCTGGCAGAAGACGCGCGCAAGAGCGACATCCTTGCGCATGAGTTGCAAAAATCTGGCCGTAAGGCAGACTACGACCGCCGAAAGGCGGAGCAGCAGACGAAGCAGCTCGCTCAGATGAAGGCTAGCTATCAGTTTTACCTTGATCGCCTGAAAGGGCGGCAGGGTGAACTTGCTAGGCGGAAAGCTGAGAAGGACTGGAGGAAATTGCATGGAGTGCCCTTCCCAAAGGCGCTCTTGAATGCCCCTCCCCCGCGGGATTATATCCCAAAGAAGTCCTACGTCGTGAAGGTTCCGGCCAAAGTGAACCCCAAGCCCCCGAAACGGGCGCTTGTGGAGGATCATCCCTATTCCATGAACGAAACTTTGCTCATGGATGAGGAAATCGCACTCCGAACTAGCTTTAATCCGTTCGATCCGAACAGGATAGTTAGGCGGGCTGTGATGGGTATCCACGCAGAAGGTACGTGGGCGCCGGCAAACCTTCTAGATGCGAATGACCAGATTAAAATGGTCAACAAGCTTCGGGAGAAGCTTCAAGGATCCGACTTCAATATGTCGGTATTCTTGGCCGAGGGGCACCGATCCCTCAGGCTAATCGGAGACACGTCGATTCGTATCGCCAAAAGCCTCTTCCACGTGAAGAGGGGTGACTTTTGGGGTGCATCTCGTGCGCTATTCGAGGGGACTTCTAGAGCCCCGCTGGCTCCACGACATCCGTCATGGGGCCGGCTTACTGACGATGCTGGAGAGCTAGCAGCTCGAGTTCTTGAGCTGCAATACGGTTATAAACCGCTCTTCAAGGATGTCCATGCTGGTGCCGAGCAACTCGCGCACTACTTGAACTATCCCGCGACTAAGACATATCGCGTCGGCGTCAGAAAGGAATTAAACCTGTCGAAGAGTTCGCAGTGGACCATTGAAGGATATGGTCCCACGCCGAACATTACGGCCAAAGCGACTTCGGGCTCATCAAGAGTCCATGGTCGTCATTTGATCGCGCGGATTTCAGAGGGGGGTCTCCCGACCCTCCCCGCAGCGTTAGGTTTACTCGACCCCGAGCTCATCGCTTGGGAAGTGATACCTTTTAGCTTTATTGCTGACTGGTTCATACCGATCGGGCCTTACCTTGAAGCGCGCGCCTCTGCCTCCCGTTTGGAAGGTAAGTTCGTCACCTCGGATAAGATGATTGGTAAGTCATTCGTGCCTCAGTCGAGCTGGTACACCACAAGTCCCGATCCTCCGTTTGTCGGGTATACAGGTGTATCATTCACCAGGACTATTTCAAGTGTCCTGGCAGTTCCATTGCCAACTGTAAAGTCTTTTAAGAAGGCTGCTTCTTTTCAGCACTGCCTTAACGGACTGGCACTACTTGTCTCATACGGTTCGGGTAAAATCCGAGCTTTGTGAGGTCCTTTAATCCTCGTTTCCAAGGAAGAACCACTCAATGAGTGCTCAAGCCAGTATCACCGCGTTCGACGGTGCTGCAACTCCGGTCACCCACACCTTTGTTGGTGAGGGTATCGAGCGAATGCCAGATGGTTCGCTCGTTGCACGTTGGAAGGAATCCCTCGCGGGCGTTCCTGATTACGCGCAGATCCGGATCACGGGTATCAAGAAGAAGCTCCCATCCGGGGTCTTCATCGTGACTGTCCGTGCTGAAGTTCCTGTGATGGAAGCCATCGCAGGTCAGAACGCATCGGGTTACACTGCGCCGCCGAAAGTGGCGTACGTGGATACCGTCGATGTCGTGGGCAAGTTCCACGAACGGAGTGTCGTGACTGGCCGCCGTCTTGCGAGGCAACTGGCGATCAACATCGCTGGCAGTGTCTCAACGTCGGTGGCGCCCGTAACGACCGGGCCCTTCCCCGAACTGATGGATCAGCTGATCCAGGCAACCTAACCGGCTCAAGGCCGGATGGAAGCTTTTGCAGTTCGCCTGCAACGTCTCTTCATGTACTATCACTCACTAGGAGCAATAATATGCGAAAAATCTCGCATTGGTTGGAAGAGTACGACGCTGGGGAGTCAGTCGACATCCTCCGCGATCTGGCTCTCTCGCATGCGTCCCTTGCGGGACCTCTTTCGGCGTACCTCACTTCAGCAATTCGAAGAGAGCGGTTCCGAGAGCTCTGCGAGTTCGAGTTCAATTACGAAGAGCTAGACTCCAGGGGGGCAACCCCCGAAGAGATTTATCATGGCCGACAGGCTGTGGCCTTCTTCTCAAAGCTCGAGCACCTAGACATAGGTATCGACAAGGAGAAGGTAGCTTTCTCGAAATTTCTCGAGGCCGAACAAGCCTGTAAGGTCACTAACGAGATCTTTAGGAAACATGCTCGCGGGGAGTTCCAATTTCCCCCGCGCGTGGAGTCTTGGATTTACAAGGCTCAGCGTAAAATAGCATCGATCCTAGGTCCCGTTCCCAGCTATGAAAAAGTTGGGTACAGGTTCGGTCCAGGAGCAACGACGCTTACCAAGAAGCGGATGGCCTCATTACGCGAGAAATTCGCTGCTGGGGCCTCATGTAGTGAAGAGCTCGTTCCTTCAGTGCATGCACTGTTGGCCGAGTTGCCTTCTCTCTCTGAAGCATGGTGCTCCGAAGGCGCTGTGTCCGACGAAGAGTTCAGGTTCGTGGTTCCCGTCGTAGTACACGACGGGCGCCTCGACTTCGTCCCGAAAAACGCCAAGACCTATAGGTCGACAGTTACAGAGCCGGTCCTAAACGGCCTCTTCCAACTTGGTGTTGGAGATTATCTGTTCGACAGGTTGAAGCGCGCTGGTCTGAACCTGCGTGACCAGACGAGGAACCAAAACCTCGCACGCATCGGTTCGCTAGATGGCAAGCTTGCCACTATAGACCTATCGTCTGCATCCGACATGGTAGCCAAAGAGTTGGTTTACCATCTTCTCCCTCTGGATTGGGCCGACTTCCTCGCAAGAGGTAGGTCGGGGCACGTAACTTACAAAAAGTTGCGGCTAACCCTGGAGAAGTTCTCGAGCATGGGAAATGGTTATACTTTCCCTCTAGAGAGCCTGATTTTCTGGGCCCTCACTAGCTCGGTCTGTGACGACTTTGAAGGTGAAGTCACCGTTTATGGTGACGACATCATCTGCCCATCCGACGCATACGGCTCTGTAACCGAGTTGTTGATTGCGTGTGGGTTTGTCGTTAACGGAAAGAAGTCGTACCACACGGGCCCTTTCAGGGAATCGTGTGGAAAGGACTATTATCGGGGATTCGATGTCAGGCCGTATTTCCAAGAAAAATGGATTTCGGGCTTGACCCTCTTCACGTTGCACAACTTTTACGTGCGACGCGGATATCTGTGTATGGCGGACGCGGTGAAGAACCTAATCCACCCGACGAATCAGATATTCGGACCTGACGGATACGGGGACGGTCACCTCCTCGGTGACTTTTCCCCCGTTCGGAAGCCACGGCTTTCATCCCGCGGGTTTGGAGGTTATCTCTTTGACACATTCACCATCAAGGGTAGACGTGATATACGTCCGGTCCAAAAAGGTGACTTTGTACTGCCAGCATATTCGATCTACAAGAGGTCCAACTCGGACTTCGAGAGTATGCTACCTACGGGTCCCGGGAGGGACGCTGAGGTATTCCGGGCGCTCTTCCTTAAGCGCGCCATCGGGTTTATGGCAGATAGTTTGCCCTTACACGATGAACTCGTGGAAGGGCACGTCGTGAAGGGGGTTACCCTCCCTATCGACGTGGACCCAAGCTATAAGAGAGTATCGATCTACGTCTTATAACCCAGGTTCCCTGGGGCCCCTCTTCATTTGAGGGGTACGAAAGTGGAGGTCCGAAATT